ACGTCGTACAGCAATAATGAGATTTCCGATTTCTCCTTTTCCTAAAGTCTTAAAGACTAAAATGAGATATTCAGATCATTCTTACATTACTGCAGGATCCGCTTCAATGGGTACACCCGTTACCTACAACTTAAATTCTGTCTACGATCCAAATAACGCAGTTGGTGGAGATCAACCTATGGGAAGAGATACACTATTGGGAGGGACTAATACAGCCGCACCCTATCATCATTATCTGGTTACAGGAGCAAAAGTTATAATTGATTTAGTAAATAATACTTCAGAAACTTCTTATCTAATCTTTAAAGGTTTCGACAATCATATCAGTTCATTCCCATCTCACATACTACAAGCTAAAGAACGTGGTTGGATATCCAAGACTATTGGAGGTCCTAATTCTGCAAAAGGAATTACCCGTTTCTCAAAATACTATGATATATCCTCACTATTTGGTATAAAACGTAACGAACTTATTATAGATGATAAATATGGAGCAGAGAATAATGCAAACCCATCTGACCTTGCACTCTTTCAATTTGCAGCACAAGATGTTGACGGTTCAGGAACAGCAACTACTGTACAATATCTACTTACAATTATCTATTATGTCACACTATCCGAACGTAACGAACTTGCATCAAGTTAAATATAATTAAAAAAATTTATTAAAGTTAAAATCTTTGATTTATTAGAAACTTTGGTTTTAAAGATTGATTACATAATGACAAACAAATCTAAGCGTTATAGGAGGGTTTTTATGACCCTATTTAACTACAATGAAGAAGATATCGAAACCTTACGAACTCTCTACGGAGAACGAGGAAATTACCTTATCATTGGGAAAGAACACGCCCCCACCACGGGAAAAGAACATATTCATGTCTATATTGAATTTCATAAGCAAACTTATTATCAGACCTTGTCTAAACTGTTTCCACAGTTGTCCCCCTCAGGAATTGAGCACTCCAGAGGATCAGCCGCGCAAACTCTCGATTACATATCGAAGGAAGACCCTGAACCAATAATTTTAGGTACTCCAAAACAACAAGGAAAGAAACAAAATAAATTAATTTTAGCAACCGAAGATCCATTAGCAGACGTTGAATTATATCCATGGCAGCAAGAATTAGTCAATATGATTGACACTACCCCCGATCCTCGTCAAATACACTGGTATGTAGACTTTGAAGGAGCAAAAGGTAAAACATTCTTAGCAAAATCACTTTGTATGAAAGATAGTTCTATTCTTTATATAACTGGAAAAGCCGCAGACATGAAATACGGAATAGCATCTTATATGATCTCTCAGGAGCAATCCCCCACAACAATATTAGTAGATTTATCACGATCCCAGGAAAACTTTGTATCTTATCAAGGAATAGAAGAGATTAAAAACGGAATTTTTTATAACACCAAATATGAATCAAGCATGTGTGTCTTCGATATTCCTCACGTAATTATCTTTGCAAATTTTGAACCCGATCAATCCAAATTATCGACCGATAGGTGGAATATCCATACTCTTGGGAAAGATTCTGTGATTCAGAATCTTGAATCCAATGCGGGAGGGCCGCTTGTCGGTCCGGAGCCATTTCCTGAGAATGCCATGAATACTGATCAGTTACTAAAAGAGATGAGTTACCGAGTCAAAAATGGAAAATATGTCTTAGAATAGTATAATTAACTTAAAAACGATAAAGAGACAGCAAGTGTAGGAATATCCATTGCCCTACACTTCTGAGTTAATGAGTCATTAACTCACAAAATGTACAATAGGTACATTAGGTACATAACTTATATAAGGTACATAACTTACATAAGGTACATAACTTAGTTAAGGTACATAACTGACATAAGGTACATTAGGTACACAACTTGGACAAGGTACATAACTTTTTGGTACATCAGGAACATCCTTTACATTTCCGATTTTGCGATTGTCTATAAAATATAAAATCTTTGATTTCTTAGAAACTTTGGTTTAATAGATAACTAACATTACGAGTCAAATTCAAAATGGTATACAAAAAATACAAGAAGAAGATCCCTGCACGCAAGAGGCGCTATAGAAAAAAGCCTACCTCACGTCGTACAGCAATAATGAGATTTCCGATTTCTCCTTTTCCTAAAGTCTTAAAGACTAAAATGAGATATTCAGATCATTCTTACAT